GAGACATTTCACTCACAGAGGTCTGACAAGTGTACCCCCGCTGATAAGGCTTCGGCTCAGTTCTTTCTTTACAACGATCCCGAATCATTGTCGTTTTGGGTCAGTTTGGCTGGCCTAAAGACGGGAGCCTTTAAGGGTTTTTTGAAGGGCAAGAAGTTAGACACCGCTGATATTCGGGAGAGGTTAAAGCTAGGGACTTACGACAAGATGTTCAGGGTTAGGAAGGGTTATAAGAAGCAACCAGAGACTAATATGTTGCAGGATGAGGATCTGTCCTAGTTCTATCTCTATAAGATGCACATAATGAGTACAAAAAAACATACAGTTAATTTTTAGTGCACGGTTAGATACCTCACTTTCGTCGAGTTTTGTGATATAGGAGGCTTTATGGCTACATCTGTAAACAAGGTGATATTAATTGGACGGCTAGGTAAAGATCCCGAAGTTAAGTTTACTCAGGGTGGAGTCTCTTATGCCAGGTTCTCTATTGCCACTGATGAGACTTGGAAAGATCAAGGAGGAGAGCGTCAGCAAAGAACAGAATGGCATAACATAGTTGCTTGGAGGAAGTTAGCTGATATCTGCGGTCAGTATCTGACTAAGGGGAAACTAATATACATCGAAGGACGGTTGCAGACTCGTGGTTGGGAAGACAAGGACGGGAATAAAAGATCTACGACAGAGGTCCAGGCAGATAATATGGTGATGTTGAGTGGGGGAGACTCATCTTCTTCACGTAGCCCTTCTTTCAAGCCTAAGAAGTACGAAGAGAAGACTAAAAAAGAAGAGAAGAAGGATGACATGCCTTTTTAAGGATGCTGACCAACTTCCGCCAACCCGCCACCCCTATAGTAATGGCGGAATGGCGGATCATGATATTAAGGAGATCAGGTGGTCTTAGAGAAACATAAAAAAAAGAACCTGCATGTTGATGGAACTAACATCTTTCAGACTGAGGAAGATGAGAGGAACGAGAACGGTGTTGCTAAAATACTTGAGAGAGAATGGAACTGCGAGATCCGAAGATGGCCTAAGCTACACCATATTGATTGGTATGCGGTTAAGAATGGGCGCATTTCTGCTTTCTTAGAGCTTAAATGTAGGTATAATCATAAGGACAAATATCCTACGACTTACTTGCCTGTTGCTAAGTGGCTGTCTTTACATATGGTAAGTTCATTCGGGGCTGTGAATCCATCTCCTCCGGGGATCTTCGTAGTGGCATTTACGGATGCGAAGATTTGCTGGATTTCTGTTAGAGATGTTATTGCGGATAGATTTATCTTTAGCTCTAAGGGGTCTGATTCAGGAAGCCCTCATGTAGATAGATCTCCGCTTCAACCTACAATTGAAGTTCCAGTTTCTAAAATGAATACAATATCGGTGGAATGGGATGCCTCCAGACTCAAGTAATTTAGCGGAAACTATTGCTGGAATGTGGAATGATCCGGCTCTGTATGTGAGTTTTGCCTTTCCTTGGGGTGTTGCGGGAACTCCTCTTGCGGGGGAGTCAGGGCCGGATCGTTGGCAGATAGAAATTATGGAATCTATCGCTAAAGATGTTAGTGACGAATTAGATTCCTGCCGGGTTGCGGTTGCTTCAGGGCACGGTATTGGTAAGACTGCTCTAATCTCTTGGCTTATTTTGTGGTTTATGAGTACTAGACCTAGCCCCCAAATTGTTGTTACTGCTGGGACTGAGTCTCAACTTAAAACTAAAACCTGGAGAGAGCTTGCTAAGTGGCACAAGATGTCTGTTAATAGAGATTGGTTTAACTGGACAGCTACTAAGTTTTATCAGGTGGATCACGAAGAGACATGGTTTGCTTCCGCTATCCCCTGGAATGCCAATAACCCTGATGCCTTTCAGGGGACGCATGAGGAGGGAGGGACTCTTATTATTTATGATGAGGGGTCTGCAATTGATGATCCTATCTGGGAGGCTACCGAAGGGGCAATGACGACAACGGGTGCTATCTGGGTGGCCTTTGGCAACCCGGTTAGGAATAGTGGCAGGTTTAAGGAGTGCTTTAATCGGTTTAAGCATCGTTGGCATAATTTCCAAATTGATTCAAGGACATCAAAGAAGGCAAATAAGAAGCAGGTTGATGAATGGGTTGAGGATTATGGTGAGGATTCCGATTGGGTAAGAATTAGGGTGCGTGGAGTGTTTCCTAGATCTGGATTGACTGAGTTTATCCCATTAGATCTTGTTGAAAAGGCGATGAAGTATAAGGTCGATCATCAGATTACCCGGTTCCAGCCACTGGTTATGGGGGTTGACGTTGCTAGATTTGGAGATGACCAGTCGGTAATTACTTTTCGACAGGGGAGGAAGGTGTTTCCTCAATTAAAATATAGGTCTAAAGATACGATGGAGATGGCATCTCTTGTCGCAGAAAGGATTCAAAGAGATCACCCGGCGTTAGTATTCGTTGATGAGGCGGGGCTTGGGGCTGGTGTCGTGGATAGGTTGCGTCAATTGGGATATGGAAATATTGTTATTGGAGTCGTTGGTGCCCATAGGCCGAGTGATACCATAGCCTACGCAAATAAACGTGTTGAGATGTGGGGAAGAATGAGGGATTGGTTGAAGCAGGAAGTTGAGCTACCTTATGATAACGAACTTCAAACGGAGCTTACAGGTCCAAGTTATTCGCATAATAAGAGGGAACAAATACTGTTAGAGAAGAAAGAGGACATGAAGAGAAGGGGGATGGCCTCTCCTGACTGTGCTGATTCTCTGAGCTTGACTTTTGCAGAGAATTCAGTATACGGTAATCCTTATGATAACGAAGGGGATATGTCTTATGGACGACAAGAAGACCCTGTCGGAAGAAGTCTCGTTGGAGGATATTGATTATTCTTGGATTAAGATCCTCGATAAGGATGGCGCAGAAAAATGGCTGGGGATTAGATACTCCGAGCCGTTTGGAGCTTCTCTTAGAATTGAGGAGGTAATAAAAGAAGATGCCCGTCAAGAAGTATATCAAGAACGAGGGTCCGAAGGATATGATGGAGATGAAATCGACGTATGGGGATACTAAAGATAAAGATGAGCCATTAGACTGGAATGAATTCGTTAAGATATTTCATGAAAGAGGTGACCCAAAGAAATAATAGATTGGACTCTGTCCTACCCGATCATGCCAAATCCAATAAATCCGACCCCTTTCCTCTTGTTCCCCTTCCCGATCACCGCAGAGTCCAGTAGCATATGCAACAACTTATTGCCTTTGACACCATTACGCTGAGTATGTTTATCTTAGTGTATGCTGGGAGTAAAGTCTGATTTAAAGATAGAAAACATCCTTGGGCATCAAAATATTGCAGAAGATCTTGATGACCAAGTCCTTGGCAAGATAGCCTCTGAAGTTATCCGTGGCTATACTATTGACGAAGCGTCTCGTAAGGAATGGATTGAAGAAAATGACGAGGCAATGAAGGTTGCTCGTCAGGTAATGGAAAAGAAAACCTTTCCGTTCCCTAATTCCGCCAACGTTAAGTACCCACTCACAGCATCCGCTGCCCTCCAATTCGCTGCCAGAGCCTACCCAGAATTAATTCAAGGCAGAGAAATCGTTAAAGCAAAAGTTAACGGACTCGATCCTGACGGATCTAAAAAAGCTAGGGCTGAACGAGTTTCTCAGCACATGAGCTTTCAGCTTACGGAGCAGATGACCGAGTGGGAGGAGGAGTTCGACAAGCTTCTTCATGTCCTCCCTATTATGGGATGTATGTTCCGTAAGACTTATTGGGACACCGTACTCCAAAGAAACCGCTCGGATCTTTGTGTTGCGGATGACGTGGTAGTTAATAATGATCATACAAGGGATCTTGATAGCTGCCGTAGAATCACCCATAAGATCTATCTTTATAGAAATGAGATAGTTGAGAGGGAGCGAGCCGGAATATTTATTGAGGGAACGACAGAGGAATTGAAGAGTGATGAAGACAGCGATGATCCTCATCAACTATTAGAACAGCATTGCTGGATTGATCTGGATGGAGATGGATACGATGAGCCGTATATTGTTACCGTAAATCTTCCTAACCAAAAAGTCCTTAGAATTGTTGCCCGGTACGATGAGGGCACAATCCAAATGGTAGACTCCGGCCCTAATTCAGGGAAAGTAGAGAGAATAGAGCCGATACAGTATTTTACTAAATTCTCTTTTATCCCAGATTTTGAAGGAAAATTCTACGACTACGGATTTGGTCGGCTCTTATATCCAATTAATGAGTCCGTAAATACGACAATCAACCAGCTTTTGGATGCCGGAGCATTGTCTAACCTTCAGAGTGGTTTCCTTTCTAAGCAATTCGGAAGAGTTAAAAACGATACGATCAGATTAAGACCTGGAGAGTTTAAGGTTTTAGACTTAGCCTCTCACGAAATGAAGGATGGGGTTAGTCTTATCCCCGCAAAAGAGCCTTCATCCGCACTATTTTCTCTTCTAGGGATATTAATTGAGGCAGGTAGAGAGCTAGCTTCTTCTTCTGACATTATGTCTGGGCAGCAAGCGAAGTCTCACGTTCCAGCAACTACGACATTAGCTCTTCTTGAACAAGGGCTGAAGGTCTTTAATGCGGTATTTAAGCGTCTTTATAGATCACTGACCTTGGAGTATAAGAAGCTTTTCCGTCTAAATTTTATTTATCTTCAAAACGAAGAGTATTTTAACATTCTTGATGAAGCTCAGTTGGTCGCTCGTCAGGATTACAGTGCTGAAGATATGGATATCCGTCCGGTATCCGATCCAAATATGAGTACGGACATTCAGCAGATGGCTAGGGCAGAAGCATTGCTCCAGTCTATCCAGTTACCGGGGGTGGATGGTTGGGCAGTTACCCGGTATTACTTAAAGGCATTAAAAATACCTGAAGAAGAGCTAGCTTTAATTCACCCTGAGCCTGTTCCGCAAGAACCTCCTCCTCCAGATCCAGCAATGGTTGAGTTGCAGCACAAGATGGAGACGGAGAAGGCGATGCTCCCTGTTGAAATAGAAAAGATTCAAAGTGAAATTGATTTAAATAGGGCAAGAGCTGAAGAGCTTAGAGGACGATTGGCTACCGATAGATATAAGACGGATATTAGTTTAGCTAAAGATTTAATGAGAGATGGTCCTAGAGGGAATGGTGCAAATGAACAGAGAAATGTTGGAGGAGTGGCTGGGCCAGTCATTGACTTTGGAGTTCCTGAAACTGCTGAGCCAGAAACGCCAGCACCTATGGAACCAGTCGGTCCTTAGAGCCACTGCGGATGAAACCCTTTCTGAAGCTGCTAGAAAAGAAGGGCGTATAGAAGAATTAAGTTATGTGTTAGATGGAACGTGGCAGGGGTCTTTAATAGATGACTCTGCCGAAGATGTTAGATCCGTTTAGAGATGCCCCAAAGGAGGGTTAAATGATAGAACCAGCAGGACATAGAATTATAGTTAAGCCTGAAGTGGCTGAAGAGCAGACTGAAAGCGGGATATATAAACCGCAAGTAGAAGTTTCAAAAGAGCAAAGAGCTACGACTAAAGGAGTTGTTATGTCCATCGGTCCTACAGCTTGGAAAGCTTTTAGAGATGGTTCTGAAAGTACCCCTTGGTGTAAGAAAGGTGACATTGTCCGTTTCGCTCAATACGCAGGTGTTGAGATTGACGAGAACGGAGAGACTCTTAGAGTTATTAATGATGAAGATATTTGGGCAGTCTATAGAAAAAATGGAAAGAGCCGATAAACATGGAAGAAAAAGAGATTCAACAGGGTGTAGAGCCTGAAAAGACAGTAGAAGATGAAGCTAAGGATATGGGATGGCGACCCCAGGAGGAGTTTTCTGGGGATGAGTCAAAATGGATTGAAGCTAGGGAGTTTGTAGAGCGGAAGCCATTGTATGACAGGATTCATAAATTAGAACAAAACAATAAGCGTCAAAGTCAAACAATCCATGAGGTTAATGACCATATATCTAAGGTTCGGAAATCTGAATACGAACGAGCTATGGTCGATTTAGAGGCTAAGAAAAAATATGCAGTTGAGTCCGCAGACTCGGATGAAGTTAGGAAAGTGGACAGTCAAATCGAAGATCTCAAGACACAAAGACCTTCCGGCAGGAATCCGCTCCATCCGGCAATCGAGCAGTTTTTGGAAGATAACCAAGAATGGTGGGGCAATAACGAAATGCAGGACTATGCGATTGCAAGGCATGATCGAGTTATGCAAGAAGGTGATACGGACATGGAGTCAGGGCTTAAAAAGGTCTTGAATGATGTAAAAACAAGGTTTCCTGAACAGTTTGAAAATGGAAATAGATATCAACATTCTGCCGTTGAAGGAGGCAGGAGATCTGGAAAGGGCAGTAAAGCCAGGTTCACTTCAGATGACTTGTCTGAATCTCAAAGAGCTATTGGGGAAAGATGGGTTAGATCTGGAGCGATGAAAAATATTCAACAATATGTAGATGAGCTACATAAAGTGGGAGAGCTGAAATGAAGAGATCTCTGGGTAGACCCCTAAAAGATGATGAACGGGCGAAAGATCGTCCAAGAAAGCGTGTTCCTATATCAGTTCGTAACGTATTGAAATGGGACAAAATAGAGGAAGGATATAGATACAGGTTTGTTAATGACATTGAGAACCGCATAGTGCAGTTCAAGGAAGCTGGATATGAAGCTGTTGAAAGTCCAGATGTCGTTGGCGATCAAAGAAGTCCTGGAGATCCATCTCCTCTAGCCAGTCATGTTGAGAAAAGCGTGGGTGGTGGAATAAAAGGCGTTTTGATGCGTATTAGAACCGAATGGTATGAGGAAGACCAAAGAGCGAAACAGTCTGAAATTGATGATGTCGAGCGTTCAATGGACCCAAGAGTTAGAGAAGCTAGGTTAAGAGAAGAAGGACATATGGAAGAGGGTCAAGGCGACTATGGAGGGTGGGAAGGTGGCATCCAAATCAGTCGCTAAGGTGATAATCCCGTTGAACAAAACCTATATGAAAGGGGATTTGAACAATGGCAAATGCTGACGTACCAAATGGCTTAAAGCCTGTTCGGACTCTTACTGGATCTCCCTACAATGGGGCTACTCGTCGGGCAGTGCATGCTGCTGGTGATAGCGTTGAATTGTTTATTGGAGATCTTGTTAAGCTAACTGGAGCGGGTGACGCTACGGACAATTTACCTGTTGTTGCTCAAGCAGCAGCGGGGAATTCCGTCTGTGGAGTCGTTGTAGGTATGGAGCCAGACTATGGTGACTTAAGTATTCATTATGTTGCTGCAAGTACTAGAAGGATCGTTTACGTAGCTATGGACCCTAATCTTATTTTTGAGGTTCAGGAAGATAGCACTGGCGGTTCTATTGCTGTGGCTAGTATTGGATTGAATACAGATGTTGTTGTCGGGTCTGGAAGTACAACGACGGGGATATCTGCAATGGAGCTTGACAGCTCTGATGTAGGAACCAGTGCTGGTCAGTTAAAACTTCTCCAGCTTGCTCAGAGAGAAGATAACGCTCTAGGAGATAACGCAAGTTGGGAAGTTATGATCGCTGAGCATCAGCTTAGGGATACTGTCGGAACTGACGTTTAACAATTGACCCGAAAGGAGCAGTGATATGGCTGTTATTACAACTGGGTCATTTGCGAAAGCGTTATGGCCTGGAATTAATGCTTGGTATGGAATGCAGTATGACGAACATAGGGTTGAATATACTGATCTATTCAAAACTGAATCTTCAGATAAAGCATACGAAGAGGAAGTGGCGGTCAGTGGCTTTGGGCTAGCACCGAAAAAGGCTGAAGCTGCTGGGATCAGTTACGACACTGCGAGGCAGCTCTTCGTTAAGCGGTATACAAATGTGACATACGGCCTTGGGTTTATCATTACCAGGGAGATGTATGAAGATGATTTGTATTCCGTTATCGGAAAGCAGCGATCTCGTTCGTTAGCTTTTAGTATGAGGCAGACTAAGGAAACGGTTGCTGGAAATATCTTCAACCGGGCCTTTAATAGTAGTTACACTGGTGGTGATGGGCTGGAATTATGTAGTACGGCTCACGTTACTGCTGGTGCTACCTTCGCAAATGAAACCAATCCAGCGTCCGATCTTTCAACGGCGGCTTTAGAGCAAGCTGCTATTGATATCATGGACTTTAGAGACAATCGAGGACTGAAAATTAGCGTTCAGCCAAAATGCCTTGCTGTTCCTACAGCGTTGGCTTTTGAGGCTCAGCGAATTCTAAAATCGGCTCTTGAGCATGATACGGCTAACAATGCCATTAATGCCTTAAAGTCTATGAATGTGTTTCCTGATGGAATAAAGGTTAACCATTATTTCACGGATGCAAACAACTGGTTCATCATTACTAATGTGCCAGATGGATTGAAGTATTTTGAGCGTCGTGGCGACGATTTCTCACCAGGAGAAAACGACTTCGATACTGAAAATGCTAGGTATAAAGCTACAGGACGGTACGTTTTTGGATGGACAGATCCTCGTGCCGTATTTGGTAGTGCGCCTGCATAGCACAGAGCTTCTGCTTGTAGGGGTATGGAATAGGAAACGTCTTCTAACTGAGACTAGGGGCGTTTCCTATATCTAAATTTTAGAAAGGAGAAGTCGTAATGGCTATTGTTCTTGGAAAAATTACTCCATTTACTTCTGCTGCAAGAACCGCTACCGCTAACAGTGACGACATAGTTGCTCCAAGTACAGCCAAAGGCGTTCGTCTATTTTTAGATATTACCGCAGCTAGCGGATCTAGTCCGACTCTTGACGTTAAGGTTCAGGCAAAAGATCCCCTCGGTGGGCTTTATGTGGACATGGTTGGAGCAGCTTTTGCTCAACAAAACTCAACAGCAAATTTGGATCTTGTTATTTATCCTGGCGTAGCAGCGTCATCAAATAGGCGTGTGTCTGACATTATCCCTAAAAATTGGAGAGTAGTCGCTACTCTTGGTGGCTCAAGTCCTAACTTTACCTTTAGCGTATTAGTGGAATATCTGCCTATCGGAGGGGTAGGATAATTTCTTTGTGGGTTCATTTGAACTTGTGAAGCGTAGTATTAAGACTTCATTCAAAGGAGAATAAAATGCCGACTCGTTTCCCGTCTGGGATTTCAACTGAAAAGAAAGGAAAGCCATTAAGTGAGTTTGGCCTTCCTGATCCTGTAGGTTTATGGCACGTTTGGTATGACGACTTTAATCTTTATACGGCTGCTGATTGGGTAATAACCACAACAGAAGCTGGTAGTGGTGCTGCAACTGAAGCCGTTAATGATGAGACATTTGGATGTCTAAAGATAACGAATGACGATGCAGACAATGATCTTGATTTTATTCAGACAGTGAAGGAGATTATTAAGCTCGACTCAACAAAGCGGTTTGTGTTTAAGAGTCGATTTAAGGTAAGTGATGCCACTCAGTCTGACTTCGTTATAGGAGTCCAAATAAGGGATACAACGGCTCTTGCGGTTAGTGATGGTATCTTTTTTCAGAAAGACGATGGAGACGCAAGCTTAGACATTTACTGCCAAAAGACTACTTCTGATTCCGTTTCTTCTGCTGCAATTGCTACGGTAGCCGATGACACTTATTTAGAAGCAGCGTTTGCATATGATGCGAATCAATATATTACCGCTTATGTTGATGGATCTCAGGTAGGACAATTAGATCTTAAGTCTGGATCTAATGCAGCCGTTACGGACTTCTTGCCGGATACCGAGTTGTGTGTTTCTTTCGGAATCCAGAATGGTGCTGCTGCTGCAAAGATTATGACGATTGATTACATCTTGGCAGCTAACGAACGATAATACTCAACCCGAAAGGAGTCGGTTATGGCTAGATATCGAAGAGGTGCTTTGGGGGAAAGAATTCTTATTCCAGATTCTCCCGCTAGGGGAGGTGCCCCTAAGTCAGCAAGGGCATTTACAGGGACAACTCCTGCCCCATCTAGAATGACACGAGCAACGGCAAGACCTTTTTCTAAGCGAACTGTAGGGAAGCCGGCTATGGCCCTTCCAGGTTTAGGGATGCCTGCCCCGCTAGGGGCTGCTATTGATCTACCTGATTCAGTGCCAGGAGATCCGTGGAATAGGTCTTTGCCTGGAAGGACAGGGCCTTTTGGAGAAGATTTAGGAGAGATTTCAGGGGCTAATCCTGATGGCCCAGAGGAAAGTCCTCTTGAAATAGGAACCGAAAAAACTACAAAATCAGGATTAGTGAGTACCCTTAGAAAGCTTCTTGCTCAGCTTGAGGAAGATGAAAGGAGAAACATCTAGTGAATAGT